ATGAACTTTGGCGAATTCCATTTTAACAATGTACGTACCGATACCGACAATGTACTAATTGCAGATGTATCTAAACCAAATGGTAAAACGTACTGTAATACGGTAATCCATTCTGATTTCTATAAAGATATGAAGTATTACCACACAACACGTAAACTACATACAGAACTATTTGAAAGGATGAATTTTCCAACTTTCAAACTACTAATCGAAAATCAATAACGTTTGATACTATCGTAAAAAGTATTACTCATGTACTTGCAAGGATTGCACAGTACCCCATAGTCCAAGGAAGAGAAAATGACATTATGGAAACAAACACAATATGTAAATTATGAAGTAAGTAGTAACGGAGAAGTACGCAATACTAAAACGGGTAATTATCTAACACAGAGTTATAGTAAAAGTAATGGTTACTATAAAGTTACTTTAACTGTTTATGAGGATGGGAAATCTAAATCATATCCGATAGAGACACACAGACTCGTAGCAGAAACATTTCTAAGTAAACCCCAAACAAATAAAAGATTAGTTGTAGATCATATCTATAGTGATAAACGAGACAACAATATTTCTAATTTGCAGTGGATTACATATAGTGAAAATTCATGTAAGGCAGTACGTAAGAAACAAAATGAACCACGTCTAACACCAGTACAAAAAGATGAAGTAAAGGCGTTATACACTGGTGGAATGTCATGTATCAATATCACGCTATTCATGAATGAAAAGTACAATAGAAGTACACATAGACAGACATATACAAAGGTTGCAAAAGACAACTAATAAAAAGGCGTTATGGTGGGAGAAAACACCATAACGCCATTAAGGAACATAACACATTTTATAAAGGTATTTATTATGGCAGGAAAAAAGAAATTATACGACAATACAGACTTACACAACGTTTTATCAGGTTATAAGTTTTTGAATCAGTTTACACCAGAAGCAATAGATATTATTGATGAAGTCATTACTAAAGAGTTTGAAGGAACCACTAGCCGTACTAAGGTTAGTAGGTTAGAGATCCTAAAGCTGGTTTTAGAGTGTCCTATGATTGGAATAGAGGAAGTACAACATACCGTGAATACTCGCCGCCAGAATCGCATGAAATGGAACGAGAAGCCGCTAAACAAGTCAATGCTATATAATTATAGAAACATTGCAGTAAAGGCCGCACAGGAACTATTAGAGGCATACAATCACGGCGTAATGATCAAGTATGCACTAAAGGGTGATGCACGACAGCTAACACAGCACGAAAAAAAGAAAGTACACCAGATGATGAGGGATGGAACTAGCTTAGGAAGTATCAAGGTATACATAAATTCACTATAAATCATCTTTCCAACTGTTTAGCGTGGGAATCCCTTTGATGGAAAGATGGTGTGAAAATATGGCCAACAACACCCCTGAAACCCGCATTCTACCGTTAAAATGGGGGGCGAAATGGCATCTTTCCAACCTATTATAATTATCCTACTTTCTAATGGAAAGATGAAAAACAGATATAAAATACGCCATATCTATTATTCAGAGGGATAATAGCTAATCCGCTAAAGCGTCTTATCTATTATCCCTATAAAAAACACATAAGGGTATCACATTGCGTTTTTCTCGCTATCGCATCGAAAACCCGCAAGCGTGCTTTTCTCGCTTTCGCTCACTCCAGTAGGTGTAAGTACTCAAGAGATACTACTCAAAGTCAGTTATTCAAAGTCTCTTGAAGTCGCCACGCAGTGAACCGCCGCAGGTGTGAACGAGTCGCCGCCCCAATTAATCAACCAGTACAGGAGTACAATACTATGCCAAAACAAAAGCCCGGTAAGTGGAATACACTACGGCACAATATCAAGAATCAAGGCGGTCGAAGTGATGGCCTCTATAACGCCCCTAAACGCTCTCTATTGAGTGATACACCAGATGTAAGCCCAACCAAGTTAGAACTACTTACGGCCTACATAGAGCGATACATGACGGATAACGGGCATATGCCATCATATACACACCTAAACAAAGAATTCAATATCAGAGCTACTAAGGCTTACTACCAAGGACTAACCAAATGAGGGAACTAACAACATATCACCGCGTGAAAGGAATACTATTATTTGACCGAATGAAACAACGTAGATATGCAGTAAATACACAGGGCGTAATGATCAATAATGAAATTACATTTGATAGCACACCAGAACATTACGCTGAACTACAACCAGACGATGCAGAATGCTTTCAATTAACCCTAACAACTTTCGTGCAATGATTATTGGATCACTTGAATTACATATTGATCACGAAGATGGAGTAAGGGCAATGCCGGGCTTACCAAACGTAGAACTACTGGGTCAGTACTGGAAAGATGGGGTACTATATGATGCAGGTGATAATGAAGCAAAGGTACGTGAGATTCTTATGAGCATTCAAAAAGTAAATGCTAAAAAAAGAAAGCCCCATTATGGGGCTGCTTAAAGTAGATGCCTTATGCTACATTAATCAAGCTGAATTTTAATAGACTCCTTTTTAGTAACAGAGTTGCGTATATAAACAAAAGCACCAACTATAAGAAGAGAAATAACTAATTGGATAATGCCTGCAAGACCGTTCCCTATTTGTGAAGGGATGATTGCGGCGAATACTGCTGAACATGCCCAAAGAAACAGCAAAGCATAATTGAAAGTTTCTACGCTTCTACTTATAGATGCCTTTTTTTTATTTTTATAAGAAAACTGAATTGCATATAAATGACCTGATACAAAAGGTTCAAGAGCGTGAACATGAAACTCCCAAACCTTTTGCCAATGCTTACCTGCCTCAATGATAAAGCTTGTGAATATAGTTACAATCCCGCCTATAAGTGAGAGAAATGATAAGGCGGCAAATATAATATAAGGTGCTTCCCCTCCATTGAATTCGATGATTTTAAAGATCAATGTTCCCCATCCAGCAAATAGCAATGCTGTAATGGCCCAAAGGAAGTTCAGTCTTTGCCAATACAGATTGATTTCGAAATCACGTATTCTATGTGATACTTCGAAAGATTTTTCTATTTTCTTAATATCTTCTGGTGCTACATTAACATTTAAGTCAGAAAAATCCTTAGACAAAAGTTTTTCGAAATAGACAATGTTATTTGAAAAATGTTCAACTAGCTCATTTGGTAAATTATAAGTTCTAGTGAGAGTAGTCATCTACTTTCCTTGTTTATGTTGATGGAATATTTGATAGCGTATAATTTAAGACAGATTTCCAAAATAATCTTTATAAGTATTCGGCGAGGTAAAGAACTGTTTGCGAATATCATGGGCTAACTTTTCGGTAGTGTTTTTAATAAAGTTGATATTTTCGCTAAGTAAAGCATTATTAATGTTGTATTGATTTTCATTCTCACAAATTTCAGTGTTCAGTTTATGAAATGCTAATTTTAACGCTTGCAATGTATCATCGTTAGTTACTGGATCGTAGAAAATATCACTGGGTTTTGATATTTTCATTATTTTCATTTTTATAAAATCTTTGTCTATTTGATGACTATTTTCGAAGAGAGTTATGATTTTTTCTCTTAATGATTGTAGTTCAATATTGCAATCTATTTTTTCATCAACCAAGCCAATCAATATCATTTTATTTTCAAGTTTTGAAGCATGGAAATTAGTTTCATTTAGTGAGTTGAAATAAGCAACGAATGATTCAGTTACCATATTGACAAGGATATCAATTCCTCTTTCCGAAGCTTTTTTGTCAATGTAGTCATCAGCTTTACTATAAGCTAACCAAGCAACACCAAGAGTCCCTATTGCGGATACAGAACTGATCCAATCTGCTAAGCTGCCTAGATCTAGATTAGAATCGGAGAATAGTATTTTTATACCTACAAGAATAGCTATCAGTAATAGAGTTATTACAGTGCCGATCAAAAGTAAATTACATTTAGTGAGATTAAGCATATCAAACCCAAATATTGATTATATGTACACCCAGTCTAGGTAACACTATATTAATACTTTACCATCAAAAGGAACACACATACACTATCGATTGTAGGAGGTTTCTATCTACTTTGGGTAGGTTTGTTAGCTTTACGAAGGATAGAAACCTCCTACAGTCGATAGTTTAATGTGATATAGGTCACATATTTTAAGGATGAAAAATGTCCCGAACAGAGTTCATGCGTTCTTTGGGTGCTACATGTAAAAATGATAACTGGAGTTGGTCATTTATTGATGAGATCAACAAAAAAATAATTTTTGGAGCTTGGGAAGATCTTAGATCAGATGATGGTAAGAAAGTTTTAATCTTGGCTAGCAGTTGGCGTGAAAATGTAAATGGACACAAAAAAAATGGTTATACACAATCTATTGAACACATAGATAAAATTTTACATGAAGGGTATAGTCTTTTCACCTTTAGCCAGACTAGGCATGAGAAAACAACTGAAAATGGTGCTGCTAGGATTAAACATTTTGAAAAGAAAATAGTACGAAAATATCTTACTAAAAAAGATGGAGATTGGTATGCCACCGATGAAGATTACTATTCATTCACACCTGAAATAGAAAGTGAATACTATGAAGGTGAAAAGCATCAAAGGATTGCTACGTACTATGAGAGAGATCCAAAGGCTAGAAAAGAATGTATCGATAAACATGGTTTGAGTTGTGGTGTCTGTGGTTTTAATTTTGAAGAAGTGTATGGAAGTCACGGAAAAAATTATATTCATGTTCATCATATAGTGCCACTACATACTATTGGTAAACGCTATAAGATTGACCCAATTGAAGATCTTATACCTTTATGTGCAAACTGTCATGCAATGATTCATATTGGAAAAGAAATGAAGACAGTTGAGGAATTAAAAAAGTTATTAAGGAAATAAGGTGAAATTAATTTTTACTACGAGACGATATGCGATGATAAAGTTATTAGTGATTGTGCCATTATTGTTCAGTTCTTCACTCTACGCAGCGGAAGCTAATGTTGGTCAGATCTGCAAAGCGGCGGCTGCATCTATGTTTGGGCGAGATCATAAAATAATGAAGCTTGATAAGATTCAATCTGATGTAGCCTATGTCCATTACATACGTAAAGATGACAGCACAAGATGGGCTATCAAGTGCAAACTGATTGATGATCAAGTTATGTGGGCATCAAACAATCCAGATAGCTCAGGTCGTTGGAGAAATGATCCGGCTGATAGTGTAGTAAAATACAAAGTGGATGGAAACAAACTGACTATATCAGAGGTGTATAGCGATGGCTCAAGTACATCTAATATCTATCGATTGAATCAATTATAATTTAGGTAAAAGCCTATTACTGATGAGTATTAGGCTTTTACTATTATATATAATTAAAATTTAAATCCTGATGTTGAAATCCTTAAGTGATAATTAAATATGGCTATATTTCATCTGATATATTTCTTTCACAATCAATTATATCAAATACTAAAAGTCCATTATTCAATGTAAAATTTATCGAAGTCTCGTAGTCATCATCAATATCCATATCTTTACAGATATTATAAATGTAGTAGTTTATTTTATAATATAAAATATAGTTATTATCTCCAATATATTCAACGTCATTAATTATAAAGTAATTAGAAGATTGTGCACGATAATCAATAAAAGACAAATCTATATTTAATATGGCTTTTAAAATAGAATCTTGATGATTTTTTTCTAGATAACTACAAATGATATTAGCAGTATCTTGACTATTAAATTCAAGGCTAAGTGGTATAGGATAATTAGACATAATACCGTTCCTCATTAATTATAGAATATTATTTAAATATATCCAATTGGAGCATATATTTCGTGCCATAATCCTTCAAGTTCCATAGTTGCGGGCAAAGAAGAGGGTAATACTTTGCTTAATCGCATATCTATCCAATTGAAATGAATTACACGAATAGGCTCTTCATAACCTTCAAGGTATTCGCTCTCGTTCGCTATTATTGCTGTTCCATAAGCATGAATTGAACAATTTAATCTTCTAAAATGACTTTGGATAGTCTCCATCTGTCTACGCTCTTGATCATATAGATCGATGTACCTTTCTTTTTCATCAATAAGATAATGATCATCAGTATTAATATCTAATAAATAATTGAAGAAAGGGATATCCATTTCGCCATGTCGTTCAAAAGTTAAGTTGTTAATATCAATTTCCCATAACTGCAATGTGACGGTTTCATATATCCCCACAGATGAACTATATGTGCCAACAACAAATCTATTGAGATTTTTGGTTACTTTAAATGCATTAAATTCTGTACTTGGCATTGCACCCATGTATTTTAAATCTGCAAACTCATGTTTAAATTGCATTATTAGATTGAAATCATTACGGATGATTATTATATTTTCATAATGATATGGTGCTCTTTTTGACCAATTATAACTGCCAGTAATCAAAACTTCATCATCAATGATACAAAATTTATGATGCATTAAGTGGTTACTAATAGGGTTTTTAATTAGATTAATTAATGGTTTTATATTATCAGATATTTTATCAAGAAATTTTGTATTGATATAATCATTATTAACTAATATCTCAACTTCAACACCTTCTTTAGCCTTAGATAATAATATATTTTCAAAAAGCTCAAAGTTTATCCATGCAACACAGATTTTGATACTTGTCTTAGCTGAATGCAACTCACTAAATAAAGAGTCTTCGATATCCTTAAAAACACTTCTGGTTTGGATTATGTGTTTCATTACATGTCCCTGTTGTTACTTTATAATACAATGATAATATAAATATTATTACAAATCAAAAATTAAAATCGTGAGTGAAGTTTTAACTTTAGGTTCTCTAATTGAGAACAATAAAATCGAGTTTTCGCCGCGAATTGTATTTAAAATTCGTGGGATTTCTAATCGAAAACAAATAAAACGAAATAAAAGGAAAGTACAGGTTAATTGTACTAAACAAGGACTAAGCAAAATGGCAAAAGTAAAAGACGATGGAACCCGCTATAAGTGGCAAGAAATCGCGGATCGTTTCGGCGTAGAGCATTCTACTGTTAGCCGTATATGGTCTGGTAAAGGTTTAGATATCACATGGCCTAAGAAGTTAGTAGATGATTGGTTACTTGCAAATATTATCGAACCACTAAGAAGCGGTGATACAAAAGGCCAAATACAAAAAGCAACACTACGCAAGTTAGAAGCAGAAGCCGATATTAAAGAAATGGAATTACGCCAGCAATCAGGTGAGCTAATACCAGTAGCAGTAGTACAGCAAACTTTATCCCAATACTTCTACCAACTACGCCAAGTTTTAAGAAGTATTCCCGCGTCAAGTTATGTTGAATTATTCGAATCAGCAGACGCATTAGAATTAAAAATAAAACTACAGGAAAAAATAGATGATCAATTAAATGAAATTGGTAGCTATGAATATGAAGGAACATACACGGATGAACAATTACCAGAAGATGATGAAGGTACTAACGAGGGCGGCGAAGTCGATCCTACCTCCGAAGCGACAACTACCAGCGGAATGGGTGGAGAATAATTTAGTATTCCCGGATGGAGAACTACAAGGACAACGCGTAAAACTATTTGCCTTTCAACACAAACCAATTAACGATATCACTAATCCAAGAATTAGAAAAATTGTTCTGATGAGCAGTGCTCAACTTCTCAAAACAACAGTTTTACAGAATAGTATGTACTACTTCCTCGCAAATGATCCAAGCAATCTTATATTCGCAGGTGCAACAGCCAGCACTACTAGTAAGTTTCGTACTGGTAAATGGCAATCAGTAATCGAAGCATGTGCAGTACTTAAAAATCTTGTCAGTAATAAGAATGATAAAAACTATACTAATAACGATAAGACACAACAAAACTTAGACGGTACTTTTACGTACTTCCTAACATTGGGTAGTAGTGCAAACCTACGCGGCCTTACAGCCCCTAGGATCTTCTTAGACGAGATATCTAACGTAGATGCAGATGGTGACGAGGGTAACCCGTTAAAGCTCGCAGAACAGCGTACAAAGGCTTTTAGCAACCCTCTTATTATGGTTTGTAGTACACCACTTGATGAGAATGATTTAATCACTCAGCAGTACGAGCAAAGTAATAAACAGAAATTCTATGTACCTTGCCCCCATTGTGATCATTCACACGAATTAGTATTTGAAAATGTTAAATTCGACTGGAAAATTATTGATGGTGGTCGTCGTCGTATTCCAGATGCAGAGACAGCAAAACTACAATGTCCTAAGTGTAATAATGTAATCACAGAAGCAGAACGTGTAAGGATGATACGTAAGGGTGAATGGATAGCTACAGTACCAGAAATAACTGATGTAATGGGCTATCACGTCTCTAGACTCTATTCCCCGATTTCATCGATCAAATCAATAGTACAGGATTTTGCCGAAGCACATTATACATTTGATCTAGCCTCATTCTACAATAATGTCTTAGGACTTCCTTATATTGATAAAGAGAATACAGATCATGATCTTGTACTCTTAGAGAACCTACGCGATAGTTCAATAGATATAGATACCGTGCCGGATGACTGTCAAGGAATCGTACTAGGTGTAGACCAACAGTTAGACCGCCTTGAAGTAACAACGTTAGGAATAAGTGAAAAGAATCTATATGTACTCGATCACCGCAGTATTCATAGCATTGACTGTACTAAAATTGAAGCCCCCGCATGGAATAAGCTAACAGCATTTTCACAAACTAACTTTAAAACCGTATCCGGTAAACCACTTAAAGTACTCGCAGGTTTTGTAGATAGTTCGAACGGTAACGCAACCAGTACGGTATATCGCTATTGTAGTGCATCGACAATCTTTAAACCAATCAAAGGCGGTACTTCAAATACTAACCCACTCTTTAAAGGCTCTACGGCAGGTGGTCATAGTCTAATAAACCTAAATGTTAACTTAGGAAAAAGTAATATTAGACAACTATTAAACCGTGCAGTATCGGATAGTGATAATAGTAATGAAGTACAAATACACTTCAGCCATTCAGTACCAGATGATTACTTTATTCAGATCTCATCGGAAAAGCGAGTAATTAAAGCGGGTGCGTGGGTATGGGTTAAAAAAATTAGTTCAGCCAGGAACGAAACGCTTGATTGCCTTAACTACGCTTTAATATGTTTCCACTGGTATCTATCTAAATTAGGTAATCAGCCATTCCGTAAACTACGTGAATTCAACGCCAAACAAAAAGAGAAAGGACTAAATAAAGAAGTAAATAAAGAAGAACCAGCACCAGTAAAAAAAGGTCGTGTAGTACGTCCGTCTAGACGTGGTGGTGGATTCTTTAAATAAGGAAATAAAACAAATGGCAATTGTTCGCAAAGTTGATTTAAAAGGCGATATTATCAAAGGTGAAACAATTACTTTCAACTATCCCGAAGGAACTAATATCGATTTGATAGATCCTAACGGTGTTAAAACTTCCTATGTTTACCCATTCCCTGATATTGATACTAATACGTGGGACGTGGGTATCTGGACTGCAATTATTGATAGTCCTAAAGCATACGGTGTACAACAATTTGAAGTAACTGATCCAACTAGTAAAGCCTCAGAATATAATGATCTAATTCAGATCATAAAAGATATTGACCAAATTACACTAGACCGTATTAAAGGTGGTGGTGTACTAAGTCAATCAATACAAAATAAAGCCCTAACTTATGAATCAAGCGAAGTACTTCTACGCCTACGTTCTACCTATGTTAAAAGGGCAAACGATTTAATTTCAGATATGAAAGGACTAAACGCAGGTAGCCCTATTAAATCTATTACAACATTTCATAGGGGGCGTTAATGTTCGGATGGAATAAAAATAAAAAAGTACAGGAACCAGAAAAACCAAAAGTACAAATACATAAAACTGCATTAATGAAAAACAACCCAATGAAACGTGCTATGACTTCCCTAAATCTAGGTTCAAGTAGTCCTGTTATTTCATTCGGATTCACCGCAGGAAATCAAGCCGGGAACATTAACGCAATTATTAATCGTACTTTACCAGTGATGGTAGCGGCAAGCCGTGAACTATCTATTAAAAACGGTATCGTTAAAAAGTACGTAGCGACTAACTCAGCGGGTGTAACTGGTGCAGATGGTCTATATATTCGCCCTTGTTCGCATAGTTCACAGGATGACAAAGTAAACCAACAAGTGAATAAACAGTTAGAAGATGCTTTTTATGCATGGGCTGAAGATCCTAAAGCCTTTTCCCGTTGCGGTACGCTTGATATCAGTACATTCCAACGCCTTGTAGAACGTACTCGTAGTATCGATGGAGATTGCTTTATACGCATTCACCAAACGCGTGATGGTATGCCACAGGTAGAGATCATCGACTCAATGCGAATTAGTACATATGAAAACCAGATTCTACCTTCAGGTAACTATATCAGTAATGGTATTGAATATGACATTGATACTAATCGCCCGGTTGCATATTGGATTACTCGTTATAACCCTATCATGTACAACTACCTTTTAGGTGAACGTGAACGAGTACCAGCAGAAGAGATACTACACCTATTCCAGCAGGACTACCCAACACAGCAACGCGGTATTCCAGATGTACATGCAGGTACTGATAAATTAAAAGAATTAGAAGAATTCATGGTTGCGGCTATTACTTCTCGTAAAGTAGCAGCTTCAGCAATGGCATTTATTACTAATCCAGATAGTGATGAAATCGAATTACTAAAAGGTGATGATGTTTCTTACTATGAACAAGATTATCTAAATCCGGCAGCTATCGTAGAACTACAGGCAGGACAGGATATTAAAACTGTTAACCCTACACAAACTACAGATGGTATTAGTGAATTCGTAGATAACCAATTAATGATGATTGCAATGGGGCTTGATATTACAAAACAATCCCTAACCGCTGATACTAGTAATGCTTCATTTAGTGCAGCAAAACTAACGGAAAAACTACAACAATCAACATTTAAAACTCGTACTAATGCGTTAGTCGTTTCTGTACTTAAGCCCCTTTATATTACGTGGTTGAAAGTAGCAATGATAAATAATAGTGAATTAAGCAATTTAAGTTTTAGTGACTTCAATAATCTAACTCATGCCCAATATGTACCAACTCGCCAAATCTCACTTGATCCATATAAAGACCTTCAAACTGAAGTACTTGCAATTGATTCAGGACTTAAGAGTAAAGCAATGGTTATTAGTGAAATGGGTTATGACCCGGCGGTAGTCATGGAAGAAATACAAAAGGAAAAAATGGAAAATGGAATTGAACCAGAAGAGGGCGATCAATCTAACACAGATTAGTAATGCTATTGATGAAAATGATCGTACCGTCGAATTATCTTTTGCCTCAGAAATTCCAGTAACTCGCGAAATTAACGGATCTCTATTTAATGAGATCCTTCTATGCAATCCAGAGAACGTAGATTTAAACCGTCTCAATGATGGTGCACCAGTTCTAGTAGAACATGATGCAATGCGTCAGGTTGGAATAGTAGAAAACGCCCGCGTAGATATGGATAAAGTATGTCGTGCAACAGTACGCTTTAGTGCTTTAGGAAGTGCTACAACTATTTTCGGTATGATCTTAGAAGGCATTCGCCCGAAAGTATCAGTAGGTTACAACATTAAAGATTATTACTTTGAGGGTGATAATTTATATGTAACTCGATGGGAACCATACGAATTAAGTTCAGTAAGTACCCCCGCAGACAATACAGTAGGAATTGGAAGATCACTAAATAGAAATGAAGAAATCACTTTAGAGGATCAACCAATCATGGAAGAACAAAAACAAGAATTACCACAAGTAGAAGCCGTAGGAGAAATTCAGGAAGTAGAAGTACAACCAGAATTAGAAGTTACTGAAGAAGTTGTAGTAGTCGCTGAAGATGTGAAAGAAGAAGAAGTAAAAGAAGAAGTATCCGAACCAGTTCAAGAAGTGGAACTAGCAGAAGAACGTTCTATTGCAACTACTGAAATCAATATTCAAGAAAAACTAAATAAAGATGTAGAAGATAAGCGTGTACGCGAACTTCAATCTATTTCTAACGTACTAGGGATTAGTACCGAAGAAGCAATTAAAAATGGTGTAAGCGTAGAGGAATTTAAACGCTCACTACTAAATAAAGATAAATCAATTGATAAGGATATCAAACAAATGGAAAATAAATCTCTAATCGCTGAAGGTCTACGTAGTCTTAAAGGTGAAGATAACCAACTAGCAACTTTTGATAAAGGTTCTCGTGGTTATAGTGCAGATCTAAATGCAATGGTACGTTCTGTTTCAGATACTACCTCTACTGTTACCGCAGCAGGTCTAGTTAAAGAACAACTAGCCGACTCTTATCTACGTGAACTACTAGCACGTACTGTACTAGGTCAACTACCTGTTACTGTATTTGGTGGTCTAGCAGGTCGTGGTAATTTCTCTATCCCACGTGCAAAAGGTATGAACCCTGTAGCGAAATTCTACGGTGAAGATGAATCCGTAGTAGATGGTTTTGAATCTTTCGACAAGATCACTCTAAAGCCTACTATGTTCGCAGCAGGTATTAAAGTTACTAAAGCAATGCTACTAAGCAACGCAGCAACCGAACGTTATGTAACTGATGAACTACTACGCCATTGCTCTAACGGTCTAGAAAAAGCAGTATTTGATAAAATTGCACTAGCAGTACCAGTACAAGAAACAGCAGCAGCGGGTAAAGTAACCGAAGCAGACGTACAAAAAGCGATTGAGGCACTAGGTGTAGCAAACGTTGATGTTAATCGTTGTGTAGCTATCGTGCATCCAGCAATGCTAGCAAAACTACGTCAAACCGCAGTTCTATCTAACACCGCAGCCGTAGCAATGGTAGCAGGTCATCGCTATGACATGTGGCTAAACGATGAAGTACGTGTAATTGAATCCACTTTCGTTGCACAAGATACCATTCTAATCGGTGACTTCTCAGAGCTAATTTTCGCTAACTGGAATGAAGGCCAAGAACTAGATTTTGACGATACTACTTATCGTGCGGCTCAAACTATCGCTATTCGTAGTTTCCAATATCTCGACACTGCAATCGGTCACGAGGAAGCATTCGTACAAATTAAACTACAAGCATAAGGATTATCCATGAGGCATTTTACAAGTAATCAAATTGATTCTACTTTCTTAAATGCCTTTGGTGAACCTATCACAATTAACGGGGCGTCATTTACGGGTATAGTAGATGTACGCCCCGTTGTGTTAGATAGCGGTACTGAAGGATTAGTAGAAAGTGTAGAAACGTTTATTTCTGCAAAGTCAGCAGATGTTAAAACGCATAATATTACAGCAGGTACTATTCTAGGTATCGGCGGTGTTAGTTATACAGTAAGTAATGTATACGATGATTTAAGCGGTATCAGTGAAATCTATATACGCCTAACATCCATTAATAACTATGGGTGGTAATTATGGCACTATTAAAAGACGTACAAACCACGATAATTACCAGTTTGAATAATATTCAACCAATCCGAAAAGCTATGAATATTCAGGCAGGTAAGGATCTATTCATTCTAGTTAGTGTAAACCAGAGTTATAACCTGACAAATTTCGGTACTCAAAGACAAACGGGAACATTTGATTTTCAATTCCTATTAGTACCCGAACCATCCGTAAAACTTCCCGCCGATATTTTCGGGGAAATTATGGATTATTTCAAAACAAATACAATTAAAGAATTTAAAGATAATAATGTAACACTATTATCATATGCATTCGACAATGGGGAAGTAGTTACAGATCCGACTACTGGTTATCAATCTTTATCATTCTCTATAAATATTGTAGCAACTTAAAAACAATAAGGAAATATAGAGAAATGAGTAATGATATTTTTACAGGTAATAACTTTAAGTTATTCTATAATAATGATACTGCTAACCGTATTCCCGATAATGCAGGCAACGAAGAAATAAACGAATTGGCGGCGATGCCGTCATTTGGAATCGAAAGTGAGATACAAACACTTGAAACATACGATAGTGAGTACTCATCTAAACTAGCAGCAGAACAAAACGTAGATAATATTGATATTACTGTTAACTATATTCCAGATGATGAAACACATGCTTTCTTAGATGCTGCAACCGAGAGTCAAAAAGAATTTCAATTAACACTACGCTACAATATTGAAGATGGTTTAATCAATTATTCAATGGTTAATGGTCAAATCCAATCAGCTAACGTATCTGGTGATAAAGATACCGTAGTAATGAAAACCTATTCTTTTGTACCTACAGACGTTATTACCCGTGATGGTACGGCGTTAGCAAGTGCAGCACTAGTAGAAGGTTCCTATGGTGTAGGTAGTAATGGTGGTGATGTACCGCAGTATCAACCAGAACGCCCACTAGGTAACAGCTTTATCAAGATCCCAGCGTCACAAGTGGGTAATCCATCCAGTGCTGATATGATGGGTGTAGGTCTAATTGATGGTACTACTTTTAGTTCTATCGCAATGACTAAAACCGGTTCACTTGCAATCTATGCAAAAAACCAGACTACCGCATGGCAGCGTATTTTAACAACTAATCTAGGTGATACAAAGTATGTAGCTCTAACTGGTGATCAGACTATCGCAGGAAATAAAACATTTTCCGGTAATGTCAAAGTCAATAGCTTAATTTCTGCAAATAAAATTACGGGTGCAGATGTAGAGGCAACTGGTGCAATCACTGGTGAAAGTATTAAAGCCACTACTTCTACTTTAGGTGTAGCAAGTGCAGGATCATTAACTTTAGGTCAAGCTCTAACGGTTGGTAATGGCGGTACTGGTGCTAAGACCGCAGCAGAAGCACGTACAAACTTAGGCGTTAAAGCGGCGGGTACTTTCGATATCGTACCAGTGGCGAACGGTGGTACAGGTGCTAGTACCGTTGCACAAGCACAAGTAAACTTAGGTATCGTTACAAGTACTGCAATGGATGGTAAGTATCTTATTAAGGCAAGTAACCTATCTGATTTAACTAACGTAGCTAACGCACGTACAAACTTAGGCTTAGGTACTTCAGCAGTAATTAATACTGGTACTTCTGGTGCAACAATCCCACTATTAAGTACAGATAATACATGGTCTAATAACCAAAATTTTAATGGTAATCAAAATAGATTTTCGGCTAATTCTTCCACAGGCGGCGGTATTGAAATTGGCTCTACAGTAGCGGCTAGTACATCTTATATTGATTTCCACAGTTCCGGTAGTACCGTAGATTATGACGCTCGTATTCAATCTACAGGTGGATCTACTACGGCGGCTGGTGCTGGACAGATGAATATTAATGCTGCAAGTTTACATTTCAATGGTGTACTAACACTAACTAATAAACTTGCAATTACAGAGGGTGGTACTGGTGCAAATAGTGTAGAGGGTGCACGTAATAACATCCAAGCAATGTACCGTAGTCAAACAGCATTAGGTACGACAAACCTAGATACATTAGGTGCGGCTCAGTCTGGATTTTATTACCAAACTGCAAACGTAAACGCAACCACGGCTAACAAATACCCAATTGCACAAGCAGGCGGTTTATATGTATATCCAACTGGTGCAGGAACCGTACAGGCTTGCGTACAGGAATATACAGCATACTACAATAACCGTAAATTTAGACGTGTACTAGCTGGTAGTGAAGGGTGGACAGGATGGAAAGAATATCTAACTGATGATCAATTAGGTACAACTATTCCAACGCTTGATGGTGGTAACCAATGGAACGGATCACAAGTAATTAAAACTGGTGGTTTACAAGTTGGTACATATAATACTAGTACCGTAGGTTTTGAATTAGGAAGTCAAACTACGGTAGCGGGATCATTTATTGATTTTCACAGTAGCGGTACTGGAAATGATTATGATGCCCGTATCTATTGTGGTGGTGGTGCGTCAGCGGTTGGACAGGGTTTAATGACCTTTAGTAATGGCGGATCTTATTTCAGTAGTCTAATTACCACACCGGGTATTAATGTTACTGGTACTACTGCTAAATTCGTTAGTAATGCGGGTAATCCGATGACTATTACCAGTGCTAACCCATGTTTATCATTTATTGAAACTGATGCAACTCCCGCCAACAGTACATATCTATTTGTAGCAGATGGGGGATCATTCCGTTTAAACCGTGATAGTACAGGTGGTGTAGCTCTATTCAACTATTTGCGTACAACAAATACTATGAGTTTTGCCGGGGTAACTACTGCATTAGGTAATACTACCGTTGCGGGTACACTTGAAATAGGCACTATGGCGGCGACGGGTGCTATAAATGCAACTAATCGTATTACATGTGGTGGTACAAGTGCTGGTACTGATGCAATTATGTTACGTTCCAACGGTTCAGCCTCTTATACATGTAACCTTGCTGCAAATGGTGTAGTACGTATTCGTGCTGGTTTCTCTGATACAGTCGGAAACTATGGATTCCAGACCTACACAGCAGCAGGAAGCCCACAATATTGGATCTCACTACCGCTAGGTGGTGGTGCATTGGCTTTACAAGGTACATCCGGTAGAGACTATAAAGAAGATATTGTAGAAGCAAAAACCGACGAAGCGTTAGAAAGAATTTTATCTCAAAAAATGGTTAATTTTGTCTATAAAGATGATGAACAAAAACGCCAGCGTTTTGGGATTATTGCCGAAGAGTCAGAAATAAACACACCTCAGTATGTGAAACACAATCCGGAAATCTATGATGAAGTACTTGATGAAGAAGGAAACATAGTAGAACAACTAACACGCGATAGACCGTCTATCGATGTTAACCCAATTGTTATGGATTTAATGGGATCGGTTCAATCATTGAAGAAAGATAATGATTATCAACAATCACAAATTGATGAACTAAAAGCATTAGTACAACAACTAATGAATAAATAAATACAACGTAGGGTATGAAAGGATTCTTGCCCTACTAAAATAAACTTATATAAGGAAATATAAAAATGCCAATGGATATTTTTTCAGGTGCTAATTTAAAAGTCGAAGTAGGTACAAGTGCGGGTACTACCCTAGCTACTGACTTTAAAGAAGTACCAGAAGTCGCCTCTTTCACTACTTCAGGTTTTGAATCAGTTGTAATCGATGTAGTCACATTCAATAGTGCTTATAATCGCAAACTTTTGGGAACGAAGTCGATCGCCGACATTGAACTACAAGTAAACTATCTTCCAGATAATGAAGTACACCAACAACTAGAAACACTAGCAGATGAGCAGAAACGCTGTCAGATTCGTCTAAGTTACTACACAGACGCTACTGAAACTACAGGCTGCTATGTTGTCTATACATGTTTCGTTAGTTCTACAACTATCGCTGGTGATAAAGACGCAGTAGTTACCAAATCGTTTAATCTAGCGGTTGATGGTGCAGCTATTGAATCTGGTCTACTACCAAAAGAATAATAAATAAGGGTGATAGTATTTTCTATCACCCTATTTTTTTACAATAATAAAAGGAAATTATAATGAACCTACAGGACGTATTAAACAAACTAGCACCAAAGAAACACACTTATAGTATTGAAGGTATTGATCTATATATTCACCGTGCACGTGCAAAAGATATTTCTAAACTAACCGATCCTATGGAATGTGTATCCGTATGTACTTGTGATGAAATCGGTGATCCAATTTTCAGTACAGAAGATATTGAAGGTCGCGTAAACCTAAATGTGCTCGATTCTGAAGTAGTGGCAAAAATCTATATGGCTATTATGGATCTATATAAAGAATCTGATGTAGTGGACGAAATCGAAAAAAAATAATTGAGGATCACGAACTACGCACATATCTAGATCTTATCTGTACTAGGGGTATGAGTATTGACGAAATGGAGAATATAGATCCTGATTTATTCCAAGCATTAGAAGTTTATAAATCTTGTATGAGTAGTAAGCAAGAAAAAATGGATATGCTTTATCATACTCATACTTGTTATCTAATGGCTATGTACAATCCAAACTTACCAGCCAATTATAAGAAAACCCTTAAGTATAGTGATTTTGATTTCATGGATATGCTCGATGATTCTCTAACTACAAAAGAGCGTAGATTAAAAAGGGAACAACAAAAAATTAATAATCAAGCTCAGGAGATTAATTCTATTGGGGAAATGATTAAAAACATGGCTATTAAAAAGGGTAAAAAGTAATGGCAAGGAAGAACGAAAAAATTAAAGTAGAAATAGATGGTGACAGTACAGGACTATCTAAAGCACTACAACAGGCAGAACAAAGAGTAGATGCATTCGGCAAAAAAGCCGGGGGATCATTAGGCGGTTTTGCATCTAATACTTCTCAAGTATTCGGGAAACTTTCAACGGGTATCGGTGGTATTTCCGCAGTAGCACTAGGTGCAGGAACGGCAGTAGGTGCACTTGTACTTAAGGTTAACGGGCTAGTACGTGAATTAAACCAACTATCAAAACAATCTGGATTATCAGTAACAGACCTACAGAAACTACAAAAGGCATTTAGACAAACTGGTATAGATGCAGAAGGTCTAGCAGATATTAACCAAGATACCCTAGATAAAATGGGTGAGGGGTACGGTGCTGGTACTGGTGAATTTGTTACCGTAATTAAAGAAATGGGTTTAAACGTCAATGACTTTACACAGTATGTAGGTAAAACCAATGGTGGTATTGAATCAATGGTAGCACTTTACTATAAGATGAAAGATGCAGGCAAAACACAGGCAGAAATGGCCTATGCAATGGAAGCAGTAGCGAGTAATGGCTATCGTCTATCTGGTGTACTCAGTGAATTTAATAGTTACTCTGAAGCAATGGCGAATATTCAAAAACAAACCGTAGCAGTTAGTGAAGATCAAGCTAAAGCCTATGAAGAATTCGATAATAATCTACGTACTCTACAGGATACAGGCCAGGAATATTTGATTGAAACATTAAACCCTATTGTATCTGCTACTAATGAATTCATTGCAGCAATGAAAGAAGGTGATACAGCAAAGGGATTTTGGGAAACTCAAATGAACCGAGCAGCCAGCTTTAGTAAACTTCTAAAATCAATGGGCTTAGGTTTTGGCTTAGGTGATGATGCACTTGCATTAATTGATCAAGCTAACGCCGAAAAGAATAAAAATAACATGCCTGTACTGAATGGTCATTTACCAACTGGTAAAGCCACAGTAACTAACCCACGTGGTTACGCAGCATGGACACCATTAGAAGATCCTAAAAAGGCCGCAGAGAAAGCAGCTAAGGCAGCAGCGGCAGCGGCTAAAGCAGCAGCCAGCGAACAGGCTAAAGCAGCACAACAACGCATTGCAGCACAGGCCGCATTAGATAAGGTACTTGTAGATCAAACTGAAGGTACTAATGAACGTCAGTTAGCAGAGTTTAAACGCCAGCAAAACGAAATCGTAAACGTAATTAAGAAGAGTGCAAAAACATTAGGCTTATCTGATGTGAAACTACAGGAATTACTAAACGACCAACTAACAGCAGGGGCGGCGGGTAGACTTAATATGATCAATCAGATGATTGGTTATAGTAACCCTAACCAGCAGATACTAGATCAAAATGCTTTACTTGCGAACGGTGATCTAAATAAACAACAGTCTAATTACTTAGGAAATCAACTTGATCAATCTTTAGGACTTGATACCACTTCCTACGATATGGAACGTATGCAAGAAGAAAGAGACGCAATTCTAAAACAGAATGAATTGCTAATTCAGGATAAAGAATCTTTTGAAAAGCGTAAGGCGGCAATTACAGCACAGTACGCAACTAAAGCACTACAGATTCAGAACCAAGAATATATGAATATCTTAAGTACTTCAGAGTCTGCAATGACACAGATCGGTGATGGTATGGCGGCGGCTTTTGGCGAGTCATCCGGGGCGGCTCAGGCGTTCTATGCAGTACAGAAGGGTATAACCATCTCTATGACCATTATGAAGATTCAGGAAGCGTTAGCAAGTGCACTATCTTTAGGATTCCCACAGAACCTAGCGGCATACGCACAGATCGCCGGAATGGGTATGAGTATTATCAGTACAGCAAAAGGTGCATCTAATAGCGGTCAATTCCACGGCGGCGTAGATAACCTTCCTGCTAGTTATGATAATAAATCATTTGTATTGCAAAAAGGCGAGCGTGTCGTACAAGCTCCCGCAAATGAGAAACTTACTAAATTCTTAGATAATCAAGATAGCAACGGTAACGGTACTGGTGGTGGCGATATTATCGTAAATGCCCCTATGTATAATTACGGTCAACAGGATGATAAAGCGTTTCAAGAGAAACTAAAGAAACACCAAAACAGTATTGTACAGGCTGTACGTGATTCTCAGAGAAGAAACTCATAATTGTAAGGGGGCGTTATGCCCCCTTTCTTATATAAATACATCATACAACTCAAGAGGAAATATATATGAATTTTACAAATGCAATTAAAGTATCTGGTGTTACTTTAAATAGCGTACAGCCAATGTATGAACACCAATCATGGACGGGGCAAAAGTTACAACGTGCAACGGGTATTCAATACTATGAAGTTGAATTTACACTAACATATAACATTAAAGACCGTCGCCAAGTGGATAATTTCATTTCTACATATTCACTAGGTAAGCCTTTCCCTATGGACTTAGGACACCTATCAAAATACACAGGTACACAAACTGGTGCAGTATCCAGTACAAACGCAGTAGCAGCGGGATCAATCCAAATCACAACTAACTCACAGTTACTAGGTGTAGGTGATATGGTGCAATTCACCAATCACACTAAAATCTATCGAATTATCAACCGTACTAATACTTCTATTACTGTATTCCCGGCTCTACGTTCAAGTGTACAGGCGGGGGAAATCATTAAGTACAATAATATTCAACTTACCGCCGTATTAGATGCAGATAACGGATATAAGACGCCTATCACGAATGTAGTAACACTAAAACTAAAGGCAACGGAGAATCTATAATATGGATGATCTACTAACTAATCCAAATCTACTTAAGTACTGGAATCTTACAAGAGGTGGTAATAGGACAGAATTAACCATTCAAGAAGTAATGAGTTTAGGGCAGCATGTAACATGTTTTGATGTATTCCCCCGTAATCAAAATGGTATTCACTGGACTGATGCATTTAAAAACTTAGAACTTAATAGCGTAGTCTATCAATCATTCCCTGATATTATCCAGGACTCACTACCAGCATTTAATGAAGAAAAGGGAATTAGCAATAACTCTATTAACTTTAAAGTAAGTAATATTGATAATAGCGTACAGATGTTAGCTCTATCGGGTGGTCTATTCAAGGCTAAAGTAAATATCATTATGGTTATCCTCGATCCATATACAACCACACCAATTTATCAAATGTTAATGTTTAGTGGGTTTATTGACTATTGCCAAGCCGTAGCAGATCCTAATAATAAAACAACCGAACTTACAGTAAATATTAACAGTATATTCCAGAAGTTAGACGTACAGACACGTACTATTGCAAGTAATAGTGTCTATCAGTCTTATTATCCGGGGGATGAATTTATGAGTTTACTAGGACAGGTAAACCAAGCAAACCAAGAATGGAAAATGAAGTAGGTGAATTTACATAATCAAATAATGAAGCATATAGAGGACGCACTATCGAAAGATTATCAGTACGGTACTAATGATTGTAATATTGTAGCCTTGCGTATTGTAGATACTATTAAAGGTACTGCATGGGCTTCTATCGCTTCTTACGACTCCCTGTTAACTGGGGTGAAACAGTTAAATGATTTAGGTTTTGATAGTACACAAGATATTATTAAACAAGAATGTATTCAGGTAGAAGTTCCAATCGATGGTGATATTTGGTTAGATCCAGATAATCCATTAATTATTGGTATTGTCGTTTCAGGTCGCCTATTGGGTGTAAATGAGGAACATACTGGATTTAAACTAATTAATAAAAAGAAAAAAGGAACTTATTACAGGAGTAAAAATAATGGGTAGCGGTGGAGGTATTTTTAGTGCACTAATTACGGCAGTAATGGTAGTAGCAGCAGTATATACAGGCGGGGCAACGCTCGCAGTTGCGGCGGCGTGGGGGGCGGCGGCAGGTGCACTATCACTAGTCGCTACAAGCATGTTAGGGCAGGTAGGCGGCCTTACGGGGTACTCTGATGTAGCAAGTGCCTTACAACGGTCCTCGTCCCCAACCAGTGGGTTGCCCGTCATATACGGGGGTAGTGCACCGCATAAAAACGGGGTATCGGGTGGTTCATTCGTATTAACGGGTGTTATCAATAACTGGTATAACGTCAAAGATGATAGTTCACAATATTTCTTTAGTGAACAAGTTGTATCAATGACAGGTACAGCAAAACATATTTCGCAGATTTATTTTGACAATGAACCAGTTTTAGCAGTACCAATAACAGAAGATGGTGTAGTACCGAAAGCTAGTATTATTTCTAAGTTTCAACCGTATCTACAATTAGAGGTACGTTTCGGTGGCGATTATACAACAACTAAAACACTTGCTAAGACCTATGCCGGGCCGAAATGGACAGACAAATTTTTAGGTAAAGGTGTAGTTTCTATTTCTTCTGTAATCTATAAAACAGAAGATTCTACGATGGATGGTATTCTGACTAACGATAACTTTAATATGACAGTAGAGTTAAAAGGCCAGGAAATCTATGATTTTAATTCTGGTAATACTTTCGCGACTTCTTGCCCTGCAAGCCAGATTTATGACTATCTAGTTAATACGGTATATGGCATGGCTTTAGATCCTGCTTTAGTTAATCAGGAATCTTTTGCAGAAGTATCGCAATGGTGCTATCAACAAGGGCTTACATCTAACTGTAGTATGTCTTACCAGTCAACCTATAAAGAAAATATTGAAATGATTCTACAGGCTTGTGCGGGTATCCTATATGTACACGCCGGACAAGTACACATTACAGTAGACCGTAAAACTTTATCAGTACATTCATATAATGAAAGTAATATCTACGGTGAAGCGTCCGTATCTACTTCTGGTAACTCAGATTACTATAATACAATCGATGCACAGTACACTAATGTTAATTCACAATATGCAAATGATGTATTACGTCTACCTTCAGATATTAGTACAGACGATGTTATTAATAGTGATGGTGTTGTAATCACATTAAGCCGTGATTATTCAGCGGTATATGATGAGGAAGTATTAGCCCGTCTAGTTAATGCCGAACTACGCAAGAGTAAATTCTCACTACGTACAGTCACATTTACCACGGCTGAAGCGTGGGATCTAAGCGTATGGGATAGCATTGATTTAGATTTTAAAGAATTGATGGTAGCAGGTAAATTCAAGGTACTTTCCAAATCACTTGCAACCGATCAACAGAACGTAGGTTACTGTACGGTAACTGCCGTAGAATACCCTGATGCAATATTTGATGGTACAGATCCGGGTGTATGGTCACCGGGTGGTATCATTGATTCGGGTTCAGCACGTATCGTACAGCCACCACAGAACGTTAAGATCTCACGTAAGGGTGATATTTCAACAGGTTCAGTAGTTAACGTGTCGTGGGATGCGTCACCGTCTCAGAACGTCAGAGGGTACTATGTGTACTATCGCGTATCAGGTGCGGCAAACTGGACTATAGCAGGACAAACGCCCCCACAGCAGCGTGATTTTGATATCTACGGCTTAGATACACAGACTAATTATGATTTCGCCGTAAGTGCATTTAATATTTTAGGCGGTGTCTCTACGAAAGCAACCGTAAATGGAATCAAGCCGGAATTCAATTTTGCTTTACCTGCAATTACTGGACTAACACTAGTTAACGCTACTACAGGTCTACTAATTACAAATGAAGTTGATTTTAATCTACGTTGGGATAGTCAGAAAAACATTCGTGTAAATGGCAATGCCTTTACTGATTACTTCAAACACTACGTAATTAAAATCTATGACGGTGTAACGCTAAAAGATACTTTCTATACTACTGGTAATAATTTTAACTTTACCTTAGAAATGAATAAGTACAAGCTACGTAAACCAACAATCGGTATTACCGCACAAGGTTTCTTATCGGGTACATTCTCAGCAGAAGTTAAAATAGTACCAGAAAACTTACAATGTCCGTTGGTAACAGGTGTAGAGGTTGGCGGCGGTTTTGGTAACTTGTTCGTAAACTGGACAGAATCAACCGAACCAGATTATGCAGGTGCATCTATTATTATGCGTACTGCATTAGGTACGACTTCCTATATCTCAAATAAACCAGAATTTGATAGTATTCCAAATATCAAAGATGGTGATTATTTTGTGAAGGTAGGTCTATTTGATGCATTCGGGTTAGATGGTATTAAGTACTCACCAGAAGTTAATATATCGATTAATTCAAAGTATCAATTTACACAAGAAGATGCAGACGAAATCAATAGCATTCTAGACTTGAATGATCGACTTGATGAAGTGTTAGAAAATGCAGTGAATGAAAGTAGTGCATATACAAACACACAAGTTAATACGCTAAAAAATACAGTAGATGGAAATACAGCTAAGATTACTACTTTAAATCAAACTGTAGTAAATAACAACTCAGCACAAACTACGGCAATTAACCAATTAAAGGCAAGTACTGATACGCAATTTGCAAGTGTCAATACAGAAATGAGTGCAAAGGCAACTAAGGCAGAAGTAAACGCTAGTTATTCATTGTCCGTGAATGCGAATGGCACGGTTGCAGGTTTCAAACTTATTGCAGGCGGTGCAACTAACACCAGTGCAATTTATTTCGCCGCAGATCGCTTTATAATTAGTGGTTCGACAACTGCTACAGTAGGTGGTACAGCACCATTTGCAATAGTTAACGGTACTACTTATTTGAAAACGGCAATGATTCAAGCGGCGAGTATCGGCACAGCTTTTATAGCGGATCTTGCCGTAACGAATTCTAAAATAGCAAACTTAAGTGTTAATGCGGCGAAGATTATAGATGGTGAAATAACCACAGCGAAGATCGCCGCCTCTATTCAGTCTACTAACTACGTAGCTAATAGCACAGGCTGGCAGATTAATAAATCCGGGACTATCTACATTAACGGTACTGGTGGGACGGGTAGAATGGTAATTAGTAATAATATCATCCAGATCTATGACTCAGCCAATACATTACGTGTACGTATGGGGCTATGGTAATAAATAATGGGGAGGGGATTAACCTTCCCCATTTTATTTTAGGAGATATTTAAATGTACAATTTTATCTATAATTCAGAAGGTCAGATTATGGGCTTAATGCTCACAGCAGACGATGTAGAAATGGCAGAGGCAGAAGGGTTTTTAATTCTTAAGTCTGGTAATAATTCATGGGATGACCTACCAAAACTTCTAGTACAGAATGATAATACACAGGATGGTGAATAATGGCACAAGGTCTACAATGCTGGGATGCATCCGGTAGGCTTGTAGTAGATCTAGGTGATTACAATATGCGTTTTATGGGTACGGCTTCATTATCAATTACAGCAGGTACTACAAATGTATGGACAGTTAATTTTACGGGCGTTAGTCCTACAGGTTGGCTAATTATTCCAGTAACAAATAACTTCAGTCAGTTTTATTGTGTACCTCAAACTAATAGCTTTTCAGTACGATATACACCAACGGGTGGCATATATGCACAAACTTTATTGTTTGAATTATATGCTTTTGAGTAAGGAAATATATGTCAGGTTTTCAATGTTATAATGATGCAGGTAAATTAACTATAGATTCAGATAATAGAGCTACGGTTACATCTCAAGTAAAAGCTATGGGTACTCTAAGCGATACTGGGTACTATCAAATCAATTCATCTTTTGGTGATGGCTCTACACTAGGGTTTTTAGGGGCTAATTTCTTCCCTGCAAACGGTCTACGCTGGTTTCAACTACAAAGTAATGGTAGGTACTGCTTTCCCGGTGCACAGCTCTATGAAGCTGGTACAGGGCGTTTTATGCTATCAAACAATACAGCGGCCTTAACTTCTGGTTATCTCGATGTACGTAATGCATCTGGCAGTTTAATTTGGTCAGCGGCAAGTGCTGGTACTATGCCACGTGTACGCGGTTTCTTTACTATTCCAGCAGGGCACGACTTAGGTACAGCCTTGACCGTTACTTCCCCATTTGCTGATCCGTGGATATGTATTTCTCAATGCGTGGGGAACGTGTCCGATGATGGAACTGTAACGGGTTATTCTGGAATTTTAATTAGGCGTAATAGCTCTACTTCTTTCACACTTCAATATGTAAATAGATATCAAATGTCCTATACGGCGGCTATGGGGTCAGCACAAGTACAAATAGCGTTAGCATCTTTTACTGGTTATTAGTAAATAATAGTAACTACTATAATTATATTAAGGATAATAAATGTCAGGATGGGAGAGTATCGCAGCGGTACTAATTGCCGCAGGTGGTTTTTTATGGAGTGTATTTCGTGATAAAACCTCAGATGTAGAAGATCTTTCTTCTCGTTTAGCTAAAATGGAATCAGAGCTAGAACACGTTAAAACTGATGTAACGAGACTGGAGAAAGGGCAGGATGATTTAGAAAGTAGTCTTAAAGATCTAAGCTCTAAAATTCATATTGTTGATCTGAAATTAGAACGCGTATTAGCGATTCTTGAAAAAAATAAAGGGGCTTAATGCCCCTTTTCTTATTTGTGTTGTAGTTGTTTGATCATATCATTTAGACGGTTAGGAGTTTGGCGATACCATTTAGAATCTTTCGCTTGTACAATTGCCTCTTTCCAATCCTGTACTTTAAGTGCTGTAATCATCTTACGGAATTTCTTAGTACCGGATAGACCTAACTGAAATACCATGATCACCATGAAATCTTCCCAATCACTAGGAAGTGTTAGACCAAGGGAACGAACATCTTTTTTAGTACGGTCAATATCCCATGCAAGTAGTAAATCTGCATCAATTCCCGAAATTCCATTTTTATACTTTTCTTTCTCACTATCTAAAATCTTGTGTCCGTACCCAATTGTAGGATAACCCTCAGTATCAATGTACTGGTAAAACATTCCATTCTTATAGTAGCCCTTAGTGAGTTGATACTCTTTAGTACCTTCGTATACTTTCAATCTTTCTTTAATATCCATAAATAATCCTATAATAATTAATATAGGTATTTATATGGAATGGGAAATCTACGATCTTGATACGTGGGATATTAAAGATATTGATTCTGGACAGTACGCCGCTTTCGTTTACTTGATGCAGTTAGATAACGGTACGTGGTATATCGGCATGAAGCAGATCTACAAAGGCGTTAAAGATATTAAGAAACTAAAGGCCAGTACAAAACAATCCAATTGGAAAGAGTATACCAGTAGTAGTAAAACCGTAAATTCTCTAATTGAAGCAGGGGAGGACTACAGAAAGTACATCCTATGGTGTTTCCCTACAACTAACCAAGCAAGCATAGTAGAAACTGCATTGATAGCGACTACAGGACTATTACCAAATAATCTTAATAAAGCAATCCTAACTAAAGCACGTCTACCAGCAAACGATACCGAAGCATTAAAGTTATTCAATATTATAAAGGTACTAATAGAGGCTCTTAGATGAAAATCAAAACACAGGTTACCGGGTTATTTTCTGCAAAGGGTTACATTAATCAGCAGGGTAAGTTATACGGAAATGAATTTCAGAATGAACTAATCACACGAACACGCCAACTAGCAAAGAAAATACAATCGGATATGTCAGCGGCTATCGATAAAGGGCCAGTACCTTTTACTAATAATGCAGTACTTTACTTTTATAAGAAAGTTGGTACTAGTGTTAAATGTACAATCATGATTAAGGATATTCAGGCTGAATACCTTTATAACGTAATTGTACATCCAGATCCCCTAAAGAAATTTGTTCCGACTAGTTCAGCACGTTTATCTAAACAGGGGAACATACCACAACTGAAAAGCGGTTTAGAAAAGGGTAGGTATAAGGTTGTAGTAGAGAACGGTAAAAAATATCTAATCGATACTACTAAAAAGGATACTAAGACCAAAACTAAACGCGTGGTAGGCGTACGTGAAACTAAGAAGAGAAAACTAGTTTATGATTTCTATAAGGAAGCAGAAGTTATCACTATTGTAAGTAGTATGCAAGGTCACTTTAAACTAAAGAAAGGATAAGTTATGAATTTAGAAGAACATCACTATGGGGAAGAAGTGGATAAGATTACATTAGATGGAGTACAACCTTTTGGTAACTCCTATCAGTTTGATCTATTCCATTTAGATAATAAAAAAATCAAAAAGAAGATTAAAACCCTAGCACCAGATACTAAGACCTATATGAATATTGTCTTTAGCTATCGCCAAACACAGTGGAATGATGGAGATACATTAGAATGGATATACAACAGTATTCCTTTTGAAGTTGTACTACTAGATTCCCATATGCTTAGTGTTAAGGGGAGGAAATTCTATCAATACGTAGTAGGAGTAAAACCGTGATTAGTATTTTAGTAGAGCTAATAAAATCTGGTATGGATTTTTTCATCAAGAAAAAAACAGTTGAAAAAGAAGTACAGAAAACTAACGCCGAAGGGCAAATAGAAGTAAACAAAGAAGAGATTGAAAAAGTATCATTTCACTGGCGTAATGCACTAGGTTTTGTACTGACACTAATCATTCTCTATAACTGGATTATAGTACCAGTACTGGATGCGTTCGGTATCGTAGTAATCCAAGTACCGCTAGGGCAACTTTTGCAGGTGCTTTTGATTATGGTAGGAGCGAATTAGGCCGGAGAACCGGCCTAGATTTATTTAATAGCCATTGTTAAATTAACTTGCTTTTGTTCTGAATTAATTTTGTCGATGGTTTTTTTTAAATAATCAAAGTCTGGGGTAGCTCCGCAAATTTTCATTAATTCTGCACCGATAGGCGAAAGCAATGCTTGGCCCGTTGAAACTGTCCAAGTGGTTGGATCATCATTCTCAAATTCAACTTTAATAGGTATTCCATAATAATAGATATGACCTATTTTTTTCATAAAAGTCAGATTGTACCCAAAGCCTAGTTGAATCACCCCTAATGAGTCCAACAATGCAAGTTGACCGAATGTCATTCCTTCTGTGCCACCATTATTATCATGGGTAAGAATTGGTGTGAGGTTGCTTGCTTGCCAAACAAATTTACCAAAGAATGTAATGAGGTTTGCTTCTTCTGTGCTTAAGGTGGACAATAGTTTTAAAGTTCTACGACTAAACGAACCTTTTGATTTCGCTTCTTCGGACAAAATTCTGCTCCAAAGTGTTTGCATTTGTTCATCGCTAATGTCCTCACACTCTTTGAAGAAAGCCTCGATCCAATTTTCATCTATACCAGAAACATTGTCAGTGTCCGAGAGACTACGTGCTGCTTGTATTGTAATATTTTCAATGTTTTCTTGTCGTTTGGTTTCACGTTTGAGAAAACGATCAACTGCCCGTTTTTCTATTCCTTCAAGTTCTAACTTGGAAATTAGCTCTGTACGTTTGGCTTCGGCTTCAGCTTTTGCTTTTTTGCGAATTTTTGTAGGTTCATAAAGAACACCAATCGCATCACTCACTTTTTCAATAAGTTTTGTTCCAGGTTGTGATAATCCTGAAAGACTTAAATCGATAAGGCTCAT